TGCCGCTGATTCCGCTGACATCCCAACCATATCTTGAGCCATTGGAGAAATTGCAGAGACAAGGGCTAAGCCACATGAAATATTGATAAACAAGATAAGCCATAACCAGTAGAAAGTTGACGATTTCAGAGCTTCATTAGCCGTAACCCCTTTGCTCAAATCAGCAGCCTGACGGTTTGGACTCTTGTCAGCCAACAGTTGTGCTTCCTCTACGCTTGGTCGTTTAATGAATTGTGAGACAAAAAGCATCACAATAAAATAAACAACTCCCAAGATATAAAAGGTCTGCTCAACACCACGTGCCTGAATCAGATATTGAGCAATGGGACTAGTTAGCAGCGATGCAAAGCCAAAGCCCATAATGGCAAGACCAGTCGCAAGCCCACGCTTGTCAGGAAACCACTTAATGATGGTTGAAACAGGCGTAATATACCCCACACCCAGTCCTAGACCACCAAGAATACCATAACCAAGATAAAGCATCCACAGCTCTCCATGAGCAATGGCAACTCCTGTCAGAATATTTCCCCCAGCATAGAGG